GTCACGGCAGGCGGCGCTCTCGGCGCTGGTGATGTCGCGGCCGGCGCTGGCGGCGTTTCCGGCATGGATCTAGCGGCCGACGCGCCAGTCGGTGCCGGCAACAACGTCACAACCGCGGCGGGATCGTTTGGGGGGGGCGGCACCGCGGCTGAAAACGCTGCACTACGTCAGTTGTTCCAGGAGAACCCCAGCCTGGGAACTAGCGCTGCCAGTTCCGGCTTCCTGGATGCTCTGAAGTCTGGTGGATCGGCGGTGGCCGACTGGATTGCCAAGAATCCTTCGGTTGCTGCGGGGCTGCTGGGCGCGATCGGCGGCGCGGCCAGCGGTGGGGGTGGCGGCGATCTCAATGTGCCCAACTACAACGCTGCTGCCACCGCTCAAGGTCAATCTGCCCGCATGAATCAGTCGAACCCTTGGGGTTCGCTGACCTACACCCAAACGGGTACGGATGCTCTCGGCAATCCAATCTACTCGCAGAACGTCTCGCTGAATCCTCAGCTTCAGTCGAATCTCAATTCGGCATGGACGCAGCAGGGAAATGCAATCAACAACCTGTTCGGCGGAGCCACACAGGATGCTGCTATCAAACAGGCGCAGGATGCGGCCTACCAGAAGCAAACAGGCCTACTCGATCCCCAATACGCTCAGCTGAAGACGCAGCTTGACGCATCGCTGGCGAACCAAGGCATCGGCCTTGGCTCGGATGCATACAAACTTGCGCAGGATGACTTCGCGCGCCAACGCGACTATGCCTATGGGAACGCTCGGGACTCCGCGATCTCGCAGGGCAACCAGATGCAGCAGCAGCTGTTCGGGCAGAACTTCCAAGCGGCGACGGGCCTGGGAAACGCCGTGCAGTCGCCTACCTTCGCGTCGACGCCTTCGGCGACGCCATATCTGCAAGCGGCAGCGTTCCAGGGGCAGGGGAACCTGAACCAATACAACGCCAAGACTGGCAATCAGAACGCGATGTTGGGCGGCCTGTTCAACCTGGGCGGGTCTCTCTTGTCCAACCCGTCGTTCACGAACGCGATCGGCAGTTTGTTCAACACAGGTGGCTGACATGGCGGATCAAGCCTCGCCCGTCTCGAATCTGGCCTACATGGCTGATCCGAGCCTGTACACGGAACAGCTGCAGGCACAACAGCGTCAGCAGTTGGCGAACCTGTTGCTGCAGCAAGGTCTCGCCCCGATGGGAGGGACAGAATCCGTCGGTGGCGTCGCGATCCGGCGTAGTCCGCTTGAGGGCGCAGCGAAGATCGCGGCTTTGCTCTCTGGGCAGTCCTTGCAGAACACGGCCAACCAGCAGATGGGCGACCTGATGGCGCGTCAGCAGGCGGCCATGATGCAGGCCTTCGGCGCGGGGCCGTCCGGTGCCCCGCAGGGTGCTCAACCCGCACCACAGGCAGCGCCCCAAGGTGCAGCCGGTTCGGCGACACCTGCCGGCGCGATGGGCCTCCCGGGGATGTCGCCGCTGCAGTCCTACATGGCCTACAGCATGGATCCTGGCAAGTACATGGATTCGTACTTGAAGGGTTTCACTCCGAACGATACGACGGTCCAGGCTCGCCAGGGTGGCGTCGATCCGGTCGTCGCGAATCGCCTGGCGCTGATCAAGGCCAGCACCGACCCGAAGATCCTGGGGATGCAGCAGGCCGGCATGACGCCCGAGCAGATCTACGCGTCGATCTTTGGCGAAGCTGTGAAGAACGCGGAAGTCGATCGCAAGGCTGGGAATGCTTTCTGGAACCCGGTCACGGGGCAGACCGGCATGGTTCCCAAAATCCCCGAGGGAGCGAATCCCGTAGGCGCTCCGATGGCAAACGGTGCCATCCAAGGTGTTGCGGCCATCCCGGGGAACGCCGGCATCCTTGAGGGGAACACCGCGGCGACTGGCCGAGGCGCGGCCCAGAACGACATGGTGACCATCGAGCTACCGAACGGCCAGAAGCAGGCCATGACGCGCTCCCAGTTCATCGACTATGCCAACGGGCAGCGCGGCGGCTACACATTCGACGTCAGGCCGGGGACCGAGGCGCAGGTTCGGACGCAACTCCAGAATTCTGGCGATTTTCAGGCTCTTGGCGCATTCGATCGACAGCAGGCTCAGCGCATGCCTGGCGTCACGACGGGACAGTCAACGCAAGATGCCGCATCGGCCCAAGCCGGTGGACGCGGGCAGCAAGACGACCTCGACAAGCGCTTCACCGATCTGCGTGGACGTGTCGCTCAGTCGCAGACCACGAACAGCTACCTTGAGTCGATCAAGGGCCTTGCGGACTCTGCGGCGACCGGCAAGTTCTCCGACAAGCTGAACTACGTCAACTCCCTGTTGGCGCCGTTCAGCGAGCGAGCGACCGACGAGGTGACAGCGAACAACTTGCTGGACAAGTACGCGAACCAGATCACGGCACGCCTGGGGCAGGGTGGCCTGGGTACGGATGCAGCCCGGACGCTGCTCTCCGCGGCCTATCCGAACGCGCACATGACGAAGGACGCCATCAAAGAGGCGGCTGACAACCTGATGGCCGCCAACGACATGGACAAGTCGAAGTTGAGTCTCCTGGCTGCGCCTGGCAATTCGCGCAACGCAGTCCAATACCAGCAGATCGAGCAGCGGTTTGACCAAGTTGCCGACCCTCGCGTTTGGCAACTTGCGCGGATGACGCCTCAGCAGGCGCAGGCCTACCTCTCCAAGCTGACGCCGGTCCAGCAGGCTGATCTGCGCCAGCGCGCCGCAGCGTTGAAGCAGATGGGAGTGTTCTGATGCCCAACGGGCTGGATGTCTTGCTGGCGCCGCAGGGGGCGCAGGCAACCAGTGGCCTCGACGTCCTGCTAGGATCCGCCGCGCCTTCGCAGGCCACTCCTGCGCCCGCCAAGCCGCTGAGCCTGACAGACAGGATCATGCAAGGCCTCAACGATGTGTCCGCAGCTGGAGCTCAGCTTGCGACGCATGTTCTTCCCTCTGGTGTTGTCAATGCCGTCAACAAGGCCACGCAGTACGTAAACGATCTGCCGGTCATCGGCCCTGCGACCCAGATGCTGGGCATGGTTCCGGCTACTGCTCAGTCCTTGGATCAGGACATCAAGCAGAACGAGCAGAACTACCAAGCTCGGCGTCTGGCAGACACCCTGGATGGGAAGAAGCCAGGAATCGACTGGGCGCGCATGGGCGGCAATGCTTTAGCGGCCATCCCGATGGCCGCTGCGCTTCCCGCTGCAGGTGGGGTTGGTGGGGCCGCGCTTCAGGGTGCTGCCTTCGGCGCACTATCCCAGCCAGTGACTGAGGGTGATTTCGCCAAGGAGAAGGCCAAGCAAATGGCCCTTGGTGCCGTCACTGGCGCTGGGACGAATCTCGCTCTTGGCGCCATCTCGCGGGCGGTGGCGCCGAAGATTAACCCTGATGTGCAGACATTGCTGGATGCGGGGGTGACGCCAACACCTGGTCAAATCGTTGGCGGGGCAGCCAATCGCCTCGAGCAGGCAGCGACGAGCGTTCCTGTCCTCGGCGATGTGATCAAGAATGCCCAACGGCGCACGGTCGACCAGTTCAATACGGCGGCGGTAAACCGATCGCTCGAGCCGATTGGCGAGTCACTTCCTCAGGGCGTATCGGGCCGTGAGGCGATCGACTTTGCCTCTCAGAAGCTCGGGAATGCCTACGATGCCGTCGTCAACAAGATTGGCTCTGTCAAGCCAGACAATCAGTTTCTGAACGACTTGGCGAACCTGCAGGGCATGACAACCAATCTGCCCAAGTCGTCGTCCGACCAGTTCTCCAGAATCGTGGACGCCGAGATCCTCGATCGCTTCAAGAACGGCCAGATCACAGGCGAAGCGCTGAAGGCTGCCGAGAGCAATCTGGGCTCTTTGGCGCGCGGCTACGGCAAGAGCGCGGACTTCGATCAGCGGCAGCTGGGAACGGCGATCCAGCAGGCTCAGGCCACCTTGCGCGACATGATCGCGCGAGTTCGTCCCGACGCTGCTGCGGATCTGGCGAACATCAATGCGGGCTATGCGAATCTGTTGCGCGTCCAGCGCGCCGCTGCATCGGTCGGGTCCGAAGGCGGGACGTTTACGCCTGCGCAGCTTCAGTCGGCTGTCAAGGCGCTCGATGCATCGAGGAACAACCGCCAGTTCGCGACGGGCCAAGCGCTAATGCAGGATCTGTCCGAGGCCGGAAAGAACGTCATGGGCTCCAAGGTGCCCGATTCTGGGACGCCTTATCGGAGCGCAGCTACAGCGCTCGGGGCGGCGCTGCTCGGACACAGCTATTTGCCGGCCGAAGCCTCCGCTCTCATGGCTCCGGTAGCGGGTGGCGCTGGCTTGATGAGCCTGCCCTACACAACGCAGGGGCAGAAGCTAGCGGCGCTGCTTCTCACCCAGCGTCCGGCCGGCGCCGACGCTGCTGCTCAGTTCTTGAGCAGTCTTGCTCCGTATGCGGGCGCGAGTGCAGCAGTAGCCCCAGCACTTTCCAAGTAGATAGCTGATCGGCTCATCGAGCCATGGTGCGAAGCGTTTCCGCTGGCTGATGAGAACAACTATGACACCCATTACCACGCCTCGAGCTAGCTGATCTTCTGTCATGCGCTCAATGTAGCGCGCTCGTCACCCCATGAGAACCGCCCGTTGAGGCGGTTTTCTCGTTTCTGGAGTCCTCTCTATGCCCCGCAACGGAACAGGCGTCTACAACTTGCCTGCCGGGAATCCGGTTTCCGCCGGAACGGTCATTGACCCTAACTGGGCGAATACGACGCTCACGGATATCGGGACCGCATTGACCGGAAGCATTGCCCGGGATGGGCAGGCTGTGCCCACAGCCAACATCCCGATGGGCTCATTCAAGTTCACGGGCCTTGGGGCCGGCTCTGTCCCTGGAGACTCGATTGCCTACGGGCAGGCTTCGGTCACGCTCAACGACATCACGACGACCGTCAACCTGAACGTAGGCGGCGTTCTGTTGACGAGCCTGGGAGCGGTTGGCGCGCCGTCTCATTCCTTCACCGGAGACACCAATACTGGTATGTGGAGTCCCGGCGCCGATCTACTATCTTTCTCAACCGGCGGCACCGAACGCTCCAGATTTGCCAACAACGGTCTGAAGTTCCTTACCAGCGGCAATTCTGCTGCTGACGTGGCGTCGACGTATTCGCTGGCTACGAGTGACAAGTACTTGTGGGTGGACTCGACGCGATCGGCAAACAATCGCGAAGCCGAGATTCTTTGGAGCTCTGGCATCTTCACTGGCAGGTTTGTGAATGACGCCTACGGGGCGGCGACGAACTGGTTGGCCGTGACTGGCGGCCAAGCCGCGGGAGTCTCGCAAATTGACTTTCTGACGGGAGCTGGCTCGCAAACGATGCGGCTTTCCGGATCAACCGTCAATATCGGCCCTGCGACAGCAACTGCGCTTTATGAAGTTCAAGTTCAGGGCGCGGGGCAACAGACTGTGGCGGTCACTGATGCGGGCGTCAAAGGTGGCGCCATCTACCTGCGGGACAGCGCTTCAGGTGGCGTTGGACAAGGCGGCTATCTTGCGTTCGGTGCCTTCGACAGCGCAACCCCTTTCGGCGGCATCAAGGGATCCATTGGCAACGCGGCCGGGAACACGACTGGTGACATCGTTGTCGTCGGGCGCAGGGCCACCGGCGACACGGCGCAAACGGAGAACTTCCGCTTCTACAGTGACGGTCGAGTCTCAGGGACAGCGCTCCACAATAATGCAAATGCTGTCACCGGCACAACGAATCAATACATCGCCTCGGGGACGTACACGCCGACGCTGACGAACGGCTCCAACGTTACTGCATCAACGGCGTATGCGTGCCAATGGATGCGCGTCGGGAATGTAGTGACGGTCTCCGGTAAGGTCGACATTGATCCAAACCTGACGTCTACGTCGACTCAGCTCGGCATTTCACTGCCCATCGCGTCGACAACTGGGGGGGCTCAAAACTTGGCAGGTACCGCCGTTGGTGACAACGGCAGCGCCCTCGCGAACGCGGCGCAGATTCTTGCAGACACTGCAAACAACAGGGCAAATCTAGCGTTCTGGTCTTCCAGCACAGCGAATGCTGCGTGGTCGTTTAACTTCACGTACGTAATTCTGTGATGAATCTCCCGCAGCTACCCCAGGACAAGGCCAACCATTTCGCCTATGGCGCGGCGATCGGTGTAATCAGTTCTTTTGCCACCATCGGCTTGGGGCACCCCGAACTTAGCCGCCTTGTCCCGCTTGTGGCTGCGGGGCTGGCGGGGGCGGTGAAAGAACTGGCCGATTGGCTACAGAATCGCCAAACAGTCAAATCTGGCGGCCCGCCAACGCATGACGTTGATGTGCTCGATTTCTTGGCCACCCTCTGCGGTGGCCTTTTAGTTTCTGCACGTCCTTGAGATGAACGCCCATCTCACCATCGCGCCCGCGCTCGAGCAGGTGCAGATCTTCCAGCCCCGCGGCGATGACCGCGTGGAGTACGAGTCGTGATGCGGAACGGTCGCCCTTCCCGCCAGGAGCGGCTGCGACAGTACTTCGACGCGTTGCACCCTGGCGCTTTGCTGCTCACGTACACAGAGATTGCAGAGCGTGTGCTCGCGGACGGAACAACCCCCAAGCAGGTGCGCGCTTCGGTGAAGGAATTGCGGCGGTACTACCGACTGCTCGCGCCAGTTTTGCACTCGCGCAGCCGGTATGCGCTGCAGCGGCTCGAGGATCGTTGTCGCATGTCGGCCCCGCCTTCTGGGCCAACCACCGACACGGTGACAGAACTCCGTCGTCGTGCCAATGCTGCCCAGATCAAGGCATTCCTCGATGGCGACGAGACCATGCGCATCGATTTCATCGCGGCACGCCTGCGCCGCCTTGCTGATGACCAACGGAGTTCCACATGAAACGCTTCATCCCCCCCCTGATGTACATCGCGTCCATCGCGCTCTTCCTCGCGACTGGCCTCTTCGTGGGGTCGGCGCACGCGCAGGCCTGCATGCCGAAGGACGCCGGTGGCAACGGCTCGTCGATGGTGACGGTCGGCTATCTCGACGACAAGGCGACCGTGATCACGTGGTTCTGCCCGATGGGCGAAGGCCAGAGCGTGATCGTGCTGGACGAGTGGAAGTCGCCGGTCAGGAAGCTCTCAGGTCCGAACCTCGCGACTGAGCTGAAGCGNNGCAGGTGCTCGAGGGCTACAGCGGGAAGATCACGCCGGAACTGAAGCGTAAGGCGAAGGACCAGCTGATCAAGTACGAGCACGGGTCGGCCGGGCCGGTCAACAAGCCGAAGGAACGGCGAGTCTGAGATGGCCGACATCAATCCCGAGGTGATGAAGGCGGTGCCCGGCGCGGTCGGTTCGATCGCCTCGATGCTCTTCATCAAGGACACATGGCCGCGGCGCGCCGCCATGTTCATCGCCGGCGCATCCCTCGCGTACTGGGGGAGCCCGTGGGCGTCCAAGTTCACGGGGCTAGACGCCGGCTTCGCTGGCTTCCTGCTCGGCCTGTTCGGCATGGCCGCTGTCGCCAAGCTCTTCCAGACCTGGTCGGAGCTCGAGCTCGGCGCGCTCTTCACCGAGGCCCTGCGCAAGCTGTTCGGCCTGCCGCCCAAGGAGAACTGACATGGCCTGGACCATCAGCTTGATCGCCCTATTCACCGTGGTCGTTCTCTGCGTCGTCGGGGCCTTTCACAGCGCCTTCAAGGACAACCTGCTGCAGTGCCTGGGCATGGGTGTGCTCGCGCTGGGGTTCTCGGGTCGCATCAGCGAACTCTTGGTCACCGGTATTCCCGATGGCCTGGTCGTCTCCTACAGCGGCATCGCGCTCTTCGCGCTCGGGATGATGTCGAAGGTCATCGTCTACCGCGGCCGCGAGCGCGGCTGGCGCGCGATCCTGGACTGGGACCACTGGCTGCGCGAGCGCAAGACCGCCTCTGGCGCCTTCGACAGCAAGCCGCACCACCACACATGAACCAGGCCGGCGTCGATCTCGTGAAGGAATTCGAGGGCTTCCGCGGCCAGGCCTACCTCGATGCCGTCGGCGTTCCCACGATCGGCTATGGCTTCACCAAGGGTGTGCAGCTCGGCGACCTGATGACGCAGGACGAGGCGGATGCACGCCTGGCGCAGGAGCTAGGCGAATTCGAGGCGGGCGTCCTGAAGATCTGCGTGCGTGCACCGGGCGCCAATCAGGCCGCGGCGATGACCGCGCTGGCCTACAACATCGGGCTTGGCGCGTTCAAGGGCTCCAGCGTATTGCGCGAGCACAACGACGGCTTCTTCGCGCTGGCGGCGGACGCCTTCCTCCTGTGGAACCGGGCCGGTGGCCGCGTGCTGCCGGGATTGGTCAAACGCCGAGCGGCAGAGCGAAAGCTCTACCTGACACCCGATGAAAACGCCGCGTGACGCCGACAGCCTGCCGACCGTGCTCGGCCCGAAAGTCGAGCGCAAGCCCGCAGCGCCGCTGCCCAACGGCGGCTGGAAGCCGGTGCCGGCGCATCCGCAGTGGGTTCAGGACCAGGCGACGCGCGCCGTGAAGCGGAGCGACCAGTGATTGCCTCGCTGCTTCCATACCGCTGGATAGCCGTCGCGCTGCTCGCCGCGGCCGCCGTCGGCTATTTTGCGATCCTGCACGCGCAACTCGACGGCGCGCGGGTGCAACTGGCCCACGAGCGCGCTACGCGCGTGCAGGAGCATGCGGATGCCGAGCGCGCCGCGCGCGCCGCCACGGAGCGCGCCCGCCTGGAGGAACAGCGCCGCACCGCGGCACAGAAGGAAGCCACCGATGAAAGCCAACGCCTATCCGAGCGTGCTCGCTCCGATGCTGCTGGTGCTGCTGCTGAGCGCGAGCGCGTGCTCGTCGCTGCCGCCGGCGCTGCCCGCCGTTGTGACGCCACCCGCGATCCCGGCGCTCCCGCAAGCGGCCCGGCAGCCGAGTCTCCCGGCCTGGTGCTCGCCGACGTGCTCGGCCGGGCTGATGCTCGAGCGGGAGAACTGGCGGCAGCGCTTGACGCCGCCCACATCGCCGGCCAGCTCTGCGAGCGCAGCTACGACGCGCTGAGGCCCGAATCCGGGGCGCCGTGAGGCGATCGCCGGGGCAGTGAGGGTAGGGTGCGGCCGTCGCGATTGCTACGCCAGCTGCTACGGGAATGCCGCTTCACGAGGGAAACACCCTCCCCTGAACTACGGCGGGAGCATACTAACTTTACCCGTTTCTTCACTCACTGGAACTCACTGTCTGCCATCGCATAATCACCGTGAATCACATGCCGCTTGCTACGCGGCTGCTATCGAGGTGCTACGGTGGCTTCCATCCTCCAGGTGAACGGGAAGTGGCGCGCGCAGGTGCGCCGCGCCGGCCAGAAGTCTATCGCCAAGTCGTTCGCCACCCGCAAGGAGGCCGAGGCCTGGGCGCGCCGGATCGAAACCGGTCTGGACGAGGCGCGTCCAGTGCTGATCGCCGAGGACATCACGGTCGAGACCCTGGTTGAGCAGTACCGCCGGATGCGCGCCGATCTCGGCCGACCCGTTGTCGCGACGACGAACACCCACTACATGCTCGAGCACCTAGCCGAGGATCTCGGCATGGTGCGCGTGCAGGATCTGACCCCGCAGCGGCTGGCCAAATGGGCGCAAGAACGCCACAAGCAGGGTGCTGGCGGCTACACGGTCAACATGGAGCTCTCGCAGCTCGGCACTGCGATCCGGCATACCGCAGCCTATCTACGCATCATGCTTCCTGACGTCGTCGGCCTGGCGCGGCCACTCCTGCACTACGGCCAGCTGATCAGCGGCGGCGGCCGGCGCACGCGGCGCCCGACCGAGGACGAGCTCACACGGGTGGTCGACTACATCGCCGAGCGCAATCCGGTGGTCGCCGATGCGGTGCGCGTGGCCGCGATCACGGGCCTGCGCCGCGGGGAGCTCGCGCGGATTGAGTGGAAGGACGTGGACGAGCTGCGGCGTGCGGTGCTGGTGCGTCAGCGCAAGCATCCGCGGCGCGTCGAGGCGCGGGATGAGTGGGTGCCGCTGCTGGGCGATGCCTGGGCGATCGTCAAGGCACAACCGCGCGTCGACAAGCGCATCTTCCCTGCATCGCGGGAGGCCATGACTGACAACGTGACGGCGGCGACGAAGGCACTCGGCATTCCAGACCTGCGCCTGCACGACATGCGCCGGGAGGCGACGAGCCGACTACGCGAGATGGGGTTCGACGCCGATGAGCGCAAAGTGATCGTTGGGCACCGCAGCGACGCCGTGCATGAGCGCTATGTGGCGGTCACCCTGGAATCGCTTCACGCGAAGCACGATGCGATTCAAGGTACTCCGCCAGGTCCGCAACGTCGGCGGAAAGCGAGCGGCCGTCGATCTTCAGCCAAGTGAACTCGCCCTTCGTGCGGCGATTCTTGATCGTGCCAGGCGACATGCCGATCTGCTCGGCAACTTCCTCAAGCGAAAGGGTCATGCGGCCGTAGCGTTCGGCCAGGAACATGACGCGCCAGAGAGTGCCGGTCACGATTGATCCTCGTGTCGATTGCCCTTGGCGATGTTGTCTCGCCAGGGCAGGATGCGGAGATTGGTTTCGACGTGCAGGCCGCTCACGAACTCGCCCATCAGCGGAATCTCGTGGTCGACGTGGTGCGCAATGCCAGTCTCGCGAGTCAGCCGGCGAGCCTCAGCATAGATCGCACGGATCGCCTTCCCGTCTGCCCATGGCGCTTGCCGTTGTCGGCGGTATCGTTTGTCGGTTAGTGCTTGGAGATGCGGCGGCAATGGCGGGATGGCTGCTTCGCCATCAATAGCCAAGGCGCGCAGGCGCAGTCGCTCGTACTCCCGCAACACGCGCATCGTGAGCAGAGGCTTCGGCGGCGTCAGTGATTCCTTGTACGCCTGAACGTCCGCCTCATCGAAGCGGAGAGCGCGCCCAAAGTGGTATCGCGCTATCGGCAGCGCGCGCACAGCGCGCTGGCTGAGTCCGAGTTGTTGGGCGACCTGGGCGGCGGTGAGCATCAGGCGGGCTCTTTCTTCTCGAACTTGCTGCACGCCGGCGAGCGCGCGAGGATGTCGGTCCCTTCGCCGTTAGTCCACGTCGCGCGGCGCAACTCGCACTTGATGAACTGCTTGCCGCCGAAGTGGCCCATTGTTCGCTTGTGTGCACACCCCTTGCAGGTCTCGCCTGCCGGGCCGGTGCCGGGTGGCGCCGCGTAGCCGTTCTTCACGGTCGGCTTGCGGTGAACGACGCCGGCCTTGCGCTCGAGGTAGCGCTGCTTCGCGCCGGCTTCCATCAGGGCCTTCATGTCGACCGGCTGGCCGTTGATGTTGACGAAGCTCACGGCTCCTGACCCTCCATAGCTGCGTCAGGCGGCGAGAAGTCCCAAGGCACATGCCCCTTCTTGCCCTTCATGTGAACGCGAGCGGCGAACCATGCATGGCACGGCCAACCCTTGCGATCCGCCTGATGGCACAGAAACGGAACGTCTTCGATGACAGCCTTCACGAAGTCGGCTTGTGTTTGCAGGCAGCCATTCGGGACAGTGCCGTAGGTGCCGGCGCAGCTCTTGCAGCGTTCGTCGGGCTCGCCTTCGCGGATGAGGTGTTGCACGGCCGGCTCCACGAGTCGTGCCGTCTGGAAGCCGAGCATGCGACCTTCTGGAGTGACGCGGCTGTGATCTTTGGCTTCCTTCACGGCTGACCCTCCATAGCTGCGCGGATGGCGTTGTCGATGATCCCGTCAAGGGCTTCCTCGGTGGCGGCCATGCCAAGGTCTCGACGTGAACGAATCCAGGCATACCGCGCAGCATCGGCCTTGAGAGCATCCCTCTCTGCCTTGATCTCCCCAAGCGACATGCCCAGGTGGTCGCAGCGGTCGTTTACCTTGGAGACTACTTCGCGAAGGCGCTGGTTCTCTGCCTCTAGCGCGGCGACCTTCTTCTCAAGGAACGCGATCAGGTTGTCAGTCATGGGCGGATCCTCCCATCAGAAGCAGCTTGATCTCATCCAGCTTCAGCGCGTCTTCCATCGAGTCGAACGACCTATAGTGAAGCTTTGTGTAGGCCCATGTGAGAAGCTCGACAAGCTCGCGCACGCCACCCCTCTCTACCTCCATCGCAGCGATCTTCGCCAGCGCGCATTCGTAGTGCCGCGGGCCGAAGGCATGGCAGTTCTCGCTGTGCGTGGTGCCTCGCTGTACGCGCCACGATTCGGCAATGGCTGCTTGGGCGTAGGTGCGCATCTCGGCTTCTCCGTATAGGCCCGATAAGCGGCTTGGCGGCAACGGTGGAAGCTCAGCCATTGCTGCCTCCTACGTCGGGCATGACCCATCGCTGCACAGGTAGCGGCATCGCCATAAGCGCCTCGACGTAAGCGCGGGCACGATCGGTTGGCTCGAACCGCCGTTCTTGGCCGCGCTGGATCAGCCCGTCGGCTAACAGCTCAGCTTCCACTTGGTCGCGGATCGGCGCGTCTCCTACCATGAACGGGTGATCGGCCATGCGCGCGAAGTAAAACAACACGATTTCGATCTTGAGTGGGGTCACGGCGTCACCTCTGCATCACCTCCACGGACAGCGGCCAGCATGGCCTTGTATCTGACGGTCATTGCCTGATCCGTGATGCCATTCAGGAACTTGATCTGCTCAAGCATCTCGCGTGTCGGCTCAATCGGCACCAGCGCCCAACCATCCGGGATTTCCGGAGAGTTGGCGGCCCGGCCGGCTTGGTAGGCGAGCCAGCACAACTCTGTGCGTATGTCTGCGTAGTCCATCTCCGGCACATAGTTCATGTCCGGCGTTGCCCGCTCGATGTCAAGGAAGATGTACGCCGGAGATGCGGCCCACGCCTCAAACTCGGCGCGAATGGATTCGGTGGTCATGTCTTGGGCTCCTTCACCTTCTCTGTCAGAAGTTCGTAGGTCACGACGCGCCGTAAACCGAGTCGACGCAACTTAGCCTTCTCGGGCGCGACTTTCTCACCGGATCGCAGCCGGGAGAGGTAGCCTGCATCAATCTCCGTGACACGCGCTACAGCCCGCAAACTGCCGTGCTGCGCCACGAGTTGATTGATCCGCTCTTGCAGGCTCACTTCCCATCCTCCTTCTGAGCGGCGAGCGCGGCGACCATGGCGGCGTCGATAGCAGCGTCAAGCCCATCGCCTCGCGCTTCGTTCCATCCGCGTTCGTCATGCCACACGATGCGGTGCTCTCGGTAGACCGAATCGCGGCCGAAGTCGACCGAAACACTCGCCCACCGCAGGCGTTCAGCAAGCCACGCATACCGCGCCGCGTTCTTCTCTACCTCGCTGGGGTGCGCGGCGGCGTCGCTTGCGATGTTGGCTAGCCGCATCAACTCACGCGCCCTCGGAGTGTTAACTGCAACTGTCGAGTGGCAGTCAGAACTTAGGTGTCCGAGTTTTTCGCAGAAAACGCAGTACGTCTCCCCTGGCTCTGCTGGCACTGGGAAAGCCGATGCGGCGGCGAGCGCGCGATGACGCCCAAGCGCATAGCAGTCGGCGATCAACTGAGCATGCGTCGAACCGCTGCGCGCTTCCCACGTGGCATAGATCGACGCGATTTCATCGTCCGTCAGACATTCGCTCATCTCTCGCTCCCTTGGTGCTGTGGGTGGGTCGGCGCAGCGGGGAGTGGCTGCCACACCGGCTCTGCCTTGGCCTTCTCGGCAGCGAGCTTGCAAACGGTCTTGAAGTACCGCAGGAACAGACCAGCATCGAGCCCGAAGGAAAGCGCTTCTTGCTGGGCGCTATCTGCCAAGTCTTTGAGTTCGTCATCGGTCAGCATTGCGTTGCTCCTTTGAGGCGAGGATGGCGAGAGAGTCAAGCAGCGCACAGCAGCGTGAGGTCGTCTCGCGAATTCCTTCCTTGTGATCATTCTTGTAGGCAGAGCCGTACTCGATCATGGCCTGTTTAATGCCGAATTTCAGGCGCTCGATGTCCTCCTGCCCAACCGGGTGCGCGGGCTCCTGCGGCCGGCAATACGGACACTTCGCTGCGTTGTGGTGATTGGTCGGATCGAAGCCGAGCGCTTCGCAAACAGAGCGCATGTCGGGCTCCTGCGCTGCGGGAGGTGGGGAGGCGTAGAGCACATACGCGCCATCAGGCAACCTCCTCAGGTACTTGGTGCACGTATCGCCATCTCGCACGATGAGTTCCGCCACCGGCTGCGGCTCTGGATGCGCGGCGAGGGCAGCACGCAAGGCTTTCGCTGCGTCAAGTGCCATTCGCTCCACAGTCGTAAACTCGAACGACTTAACAGCGTGGTAGCCGTTGCACTCGATCCATTCCGGGTTCTGCTCAGCCAACCAGCGATCGCACGCGCGTTCCGGGTTGAAATATTCCGGCGACGCGAACTCCATGCAGTAGCCGTCATTGGCTCGATTCATCACGCGCCACGTTTCATGCCCGCGCAGCGCGTTCTCGATTCGATCAGCGAGCGACATCGCCTCTCGGATGCTTGGTGTCTGGGTGGTCATGGGGTGGCCTTTCCTGTCATGTCTAGAAGCGCGGCAGCCGCCGCCCACGGGTCGATTGCGTTGCCGTAGGCATGCACTGCGCCCATTCGCTCGGGAAGCCCATCATCCAGCGGGCGATATCCGCGCTCAGTCGCAACCCAAGAACCTCGGGGAGCGGTTGACCTCGGGTCGCAAGCTGCCGCGGGTGGTCGGGGTTGCCTGGCGATCTGTGGTCGCGCGCCACCACGGTTGGCAAGAAGCCACACGCGCTCTCGGAGATGAGGCGCACCAACACTGGAAGACGATCGTTCGGATTTGGATACTCGGTAGCCAACTTTCTCCAGACATCCCGTGATCTCGGCAAGCCACGGCGCGACGCCAGGGACGTTCTCGAAAGTGACGGCGGCTGGTAGTCGGGCACCGACGAGCTCGAGCCACTTGCGTGCGAGTCCAGATCGTGCGCCTTCAAGTCCAGCGCGCCGGCCATGAATGGCAGCTGCAACTGAATTGTCTTGGCAGGGTGGACTACCGGTCCAGATCTCGGAGGCATCCGGGACGCCGGCGATTCGCAGGGCGAGACTCCATCCACCGATGCCTGCAAAGAAATGGCATTGCGAATAGCCCGCGAGTTCGTCTGCATCGATGTCCTCGATGGAGCGCTCATCGACAATTCCAGGCGCGATGTGTCCTGCATCGATGAGGTTTCGGAGCCACTGGGCGACATACGGGTTGTTCTCGTTGTAGAACGCGGTCATGTCGGCTGGCTGCTCACTTGGTGGCTCCTTGGGCTTTGGAGGCCCCGTCGATTCCAGTGGCCTTGGCGATCGCCGCGCTGACAGCTTCGTAGTCGTCCTGCATTGCAGGCGATGACTCGGCGGCAAAGGCCAGCGCAAGAACGGCGCGGCGAAGTGCTTGCAGCATGTCTGGTGCGGAAGCAATCAGGCGGGCATTCGCTTCATCCTCTGCGGTGTGGGTGAAGTAGTCCTCGTGAACCTCTGCAATGAGTGAGCCATTCGGGCAGAAGATGCAGAGACGCTCACGCTTCCACGGGCCTGGGGTGTGCCCGCTCGGCTGGCTGTTCTGGGAGGGGGTCATGACGGTTGCTCCGTGAGAATCCAGCCGCCAGGAGCCTTCCGATCTGCCGTGATCCGTCCGGCCTTACGCAGGGCCTGCAGACGGCCATCAATGATGCGAAATTCGTCTCTCCCAGTTAGCTTGGCGATTCGGCCTGCCTCGCCCCGCACGACGCGTCCATACAGCGGATTCAGTGCCAAACCGGAGGCGATGTGCTCGATGATCCGTAGATCCAGCGTTTCGTATTGGGTGGAGTGGGTCATGGGTGGGCTTTCAGAAGGGCACGTCGTCGTGTTCCCAGCTCTCGCACTCTTCGACGACTGCGATGAACTCGGGCGGGATCTCGGCGCGATCGTTCGCTGCGCACTTCCCAAAGTCGAAGTGCTTACATTGCTGGCAGCCTGCCTTGATGAAAGAGAAGCGCTTCGCCTCATCGGCGAGCATCTGTTTCTTGGCTTGGTACTCGGCAAGGTTCATGCGGCGATCCTTGAATTGGGAAACTGCTCGCGCAACTCGGCGATCTCGGGCGACACCAGGGCTCGCTTGTCGCCGGCGGCGCGAATCTCTTGGCTGGAGAAACCCGGCTTCGGGCCGTTGACGAACGTGCGGCCATCGCCGACCAGTTCGTAGCGAACTGAATCACCGTCGGAGTCGACAGGCTTCGCGAAGCGCTCCAGCAGGATCGGGATCACGCGGTGATCGCCGCACCCTTGGCGCTGGTTTCGGATTCCGATCTCGCCGTCATGCTTCTCGCAGCGCCACCAGCCATCGCCAGTCATCAGAGGCGTCGCGTGCGCGCATGTGCGGCAACTCACCAGCGGCGCCGCGGTGCCGTGGCACTGGTCCTTGAAGGCGCAGAAGCGGCATTCGAACCACTCGGGATCGTCGCTGATGCGAACTGGGGGCTCGGCTGCCTTGATAATTCGTTCGGCGCGTCGCTCGCTCTGCTCGAACAGCTCGCGGTCGAATTCGAAGCGCTCAATGTGGATGCGGTCGTCGTCCTTGCAAACGAAGATGAATGCGGCTCGGTCCAGTTTCAAATGACCAAGATACCCTGTACCTTGGACAAGGTACTTGGGAAAGGTTGATGCAAGACCCTTCTTCAGCAGCTCGTCGAACTTTTTCGACTTGATGGTCTTCACGTCCACGAGTTGGGGAGTGCGAGGGGCTTCTGGAAGCCCTTGCACGACGGCGTCAGCGTGACCTTTGAGGTGTCCGCCAACTGAAGACACGGAGAACTGCTCACCTGTTTGGGGGTCTCGGTCCCATACCTTGCATCCCATGGCTCGCAGTTCCTCGAGCACGCGAGCTTCTTCCCTGTGCCCACTGTCGAACAGCCTGGCCACGCGCCCATCCAGCACCTCGCGCTCGGCCCAGCGGAAGCGGTACCACAATGCACGATCACAAGGGGCGCCCAATTCTGACCAGCCAAGATACGGACGATCTTCTTCAGAAGCTGCCTTGACAGCGTGCAGCAAATGAATCGCCAAGGCCGTACTTTTTGATGGTTCGGGGATTGCAGTCATTTCCAGTTCCTGCCTTCGATTGCGGCCTGCACGGTTGTGTACTTGGCGCCAGTCATTGCCATAGCTTCCGCGCGTGAAACCTTCCCGGAGCGAAGCGCACTCACAACCTGAAGATCCAGCTTCGTGCGGCGTGTGTTGCGCGCTTGCTCCGCCCGGGTAGCCCAGCGACAGTTTCCCGGTTCATAACCAATCGAGTTGTCGATCCGCTCGATACTCGTCCCGACCGGCTTCTCTCCCATATCAGCCAAGAACGCTTCGAAATTCAACCAACGGTCGCAGACGCCGATCCCCCTGCCACCATAGTTGTGAAAGGATCGGCTATTTGGATTTCGGCATCGCGTCAGCATCGATGTCCAAGTCGAATAAGTCGGGGTGATGCGACCATCGGCGCGTGTCTTCGACGGCAATAGCCACTGCCGTGCAGAGCATCCGCACGACCGGGTCTTCCCGCTAGTGAGGTTCGAGCGATGGATCTGTCGCTCAGTGCCGCACGAACAAACACATCGAACGTGCGACGCATCGATTCGTGCTGCAACGGTCCACTCGCCGAAGATCGCGCCAACAGCCGTTTTCATCACGCGGCCTTGCGTTCCCAGGGCTTCGCGCCTGCCTTGGTGGCGGCGCCAACCGGGGCAGTTGTCGTAGACGCCGGCAATGCAGTGCCCACCTGCTCCCATGCCGTGATGTCGTTGGACGCTTCGTACTTGCCCTCGGCTGGGCGGACCTTCACGCGAACGCGAACGATCTTCTGAAACAGCTGGTCGCTGTCATCGAGTTTGCCGATCCCGACTGCGCGGCAGAGAGCCGACAACTGTGATTGGCCGATCTGCTCAGCCTGCGGATTCTCGTGCCGAAGATTTATGAAGCCGAAGATCTTTCGGCCCTCGAATTCTTTGGGGCTGATGACGGTGTATTCGAGCTTGAGTCCGGTCCCGTTTTGCTTCGCAGTTTCTTTGACCTCGCTGCCTGAAATCTCGGTGTCGTACACGCCAGGAGGCAGCGGCTCGCGTCCCGCCGAGGGCGCCACGGCCGAAGAGTCGAAGCCGCCAGGGATGATGTCTTTGATGGATGCCATGTTGTTTCCTTTGCGCCGCCTCAAGCGGCAAGTTGGACAGGTTGCTGGGCTTGCGCTAGTTGCTCCGCGAATGCGGACCAGGCGAGCGGGCAGTCATGCAAGCCGAAACGGCTGCCGCTCGGGTAAGCTGGGTGGGGCTCGAGATAGAGCATTCGTTCGCCGGTCTTGATGGCTTTGGTCTCCTTCTGGCCGAAGCCGGCGTCTGTTTTCTTCAGGGCGATGCGATGTGCGGCGAAGCCGATGATGTCGGCCCATTCCTCGACGAGCGCAGAAGCCTTTGAATGGCACTTGAGAACCCATGCGTCATAGCCTTCGTGCGTCGGCGACTCAATGCGCTTCTGGGCGACGTGACTGATCAGGATGACGCCCATGTTTCTCTGTAGGCGCAACTGCTCGAATCCATCGAGCAGCGTCTTCCACTCGGCTGCGGCGGCCACGTAGCCTTTGCCATAACCTGGCGTCTCGATGCTGTCCCACTTGTTTGCTGCACAAACGTGTGCGTGCACAAGCGGCTCGCACCAGTCGAGGCTATCCATAAAGACGGTTTGGAAGTCGTGCTCTTCGTTGAGCAGCGTGCCGATTGCGTCGTAGACCTCGGCAAGCGAGCGCGCCAGCGGGAATGCCTGTGCATCGATCCCTGACAGCCCATCTTCTGTACAAATGCCGATGGCATTCGGTGCGCTTGCCGCAAAGGTGCTCTTGCCTATCTTCGTGTCGCCGGCCAGGAGAATCTTTGGAGCCTCGAGCCGGCGCGTTTTGCTGATGCTTTTCAAATCGAATGACACGTTCGTTCCTTTCGGGCACCGTAGAAGCCGGCGGCGCCTGTCCGGCGTTGAATCAGCGAAGCGCTCTGGCGAGCGCGCGCAGCATGCGCGCCACAAGCGACGAGTCCGTCTCGATCACGATGGCCGTTCGCTTGATGCGGCGGTCCACGCGCCGTGATCGCGGGAAGGAGCCGCCCAGCACGGCACTGCGCAATGCCTCGTCGCCCCAATCCATCTGGTGCGCGAAGGCTTCGCGGACTTCGCGTGGCTGCAGGGCGTTCAGGGGAGGGCGGTTCATGCGAGCCTCGCGAAGAGGTGGGAGCACAGGATCGTGCTGAAGAAGGCGCCGAGGTAGAGCACCAGCTTGACGGTCAGTTCGTGCTCGTCAAGAAGGCGCTTCACACCGGCCTCCGTGCGAGCTTCGCAAACAGAACCGGATGCCGCCGCGCGATGGCGAGGCAGGAAAATGTTTTCCTATTCATCATTTCCACCCCCGCGCAGCCTCTTCGGCGTCGAGTTCCATCTCCCACGCCAGATCGGTGTCGTGGTCCGTCGCGAATTGCTCGGCTTGCTGGGCCACCCAGCGCGTTGCCGCCTCGTCGCCACGCTTGGCCGCGTCGCGAACGATGCGTAGCAGGTCGAAGAGCATCGAGCCGCCATCGCGGCCATCGAAGTTGTCTTCGACGATCCAAGCGACGCTTTTGCGCTCGCCGCTCTCCGGAATGCGGACCATGCACGCCGGGTGTTCCAGGAAGCATTCCAAGAATTCGCGCCGCAGTTGCTCGTGCGCTGACGTGATGTAGTCGTTCCTATCGATGCGGATGACGGCGCTCACAGCACACCTCCCAGTTCGCCGAACGCGCTGTGGCGCACAGGCTCTGCTGCAAACCGCTGCTCGCGCCGCTTCTCGGCCTCGCGGATCAGCTGGTTGCGCTGCGGGATCGGGCGCTGCTCAGGCTTCGGCGCCGGGATGCTGCGTGGGGCGGTAAGCGCAATCATTTGCACGCCCCCGATGCGGCGCAGTTCGGCGGGTCAATCGTGGCCTTGGAACCGTCTCCGTTGGCTTCGAATGGATCGGCGGATCCTCCGCAGGCGGTCAGAGCCGCAAGAACCAAGAGTGCTAGGAGCGTTCGCATCTGTCTCTCCGAATGCGCTGGTAGCGCGTTGGAGATACTGTAGCAAGTTGCTAGCTCTTGCGCAAGCAATTTGCTACGGCTCAGTGAAACTACTTAGAAAAGGGACGTAAAAAAGCCCGCTCGCGGCGGGCTCGGTTGTATGAGAGGTCCTTCAGTCGCAAGACTCGGTGGCATCGGTCCCCACGATTGCGGCCGGCACTGCGACTGGCGCATTCATTCTTGAGGAAGGCGCCGTAGCCAAAGGCGCAAGGGCATCAATGGCCTCCCGCTGGAGGCAGGACGTTGGAGTGGTGGCGCACGCTGTCAGAAGCAAGGCCCCCAAGACGATCAGAAGCGACTTCATGAGTCTTGGACTACTTGCGATAGTAGCCACGGGCATACATGCAGCTGTTGAAGGCTGCGATCCTTGGGTTCGCGTTCATGTCCTGCATGACCGGGGCGACTGCGACGCCAGGCTGTGATGTGCAATTCGTCATTCCAAACCCCGTGTTCATGCATGTCACCTGGGTTGGCGCCTGATAGCCAGGAGTCAAGGGGGTCATGGCGACTGGATAGGCGTGCGCAGTCTCAATGTCGCACTGATACCGATCGCGATTGAAATCGGCTTGATTCGCACTAGGGTGGTGCCATTGGGCGCAGCCACTAAGAGCGACCACCAAGGGGACGGTCCAAGCTTTCTTCATCTCCCCCATCCTTCATTGTCACCAGCCCGGGGGCATAGGCTCGCCACGACCGAGCTTCCCGAGCAAATCATGCAGCTGAGAGACAAAGCCTCGAGCCACATCCGGCGAGCGGTAGCATTCTCCCGCGGCGTTGGCGATCACGGCGCGTCTGTTTCGATACATCGCCACATAGGCGATGCCAATCAAGTCACGCTTTTCCTCAGCATCACGCGTGAGGTGATTGAGGGCCTCAACGATGTCGTGAGGAACATCATCTGGCACCAGCCTAAAGGGCGCCCTCATTTCTTAGTCTTCTCGTGGTGCCGCGTCGAGGATTGCCGGGAAAAGTTCTCGCCTGGTCTCAGACGGATCTCTGGGCCAGAGAGCCTCCGGACTCCGCTTGCCACGCGTTCAGCCTCCCTCTTCAACACATCCCGCGTTTCTCGCAGGTTCTCTATGAGGGCGTCTCTGCCGGGTTCATTGAGTTGGCGAAAGATTGCGATCAGCTCTTGCTCTTGAGGTGTGCGGATCATGGCTTCGACATCGTTATCGAACCATCCGCGCCCGAGTTTGAGCGCGTCTTCAATGGCTCGAGCAGAACTGTCGCCAAGACCTCGCTCACTTCGTGAGCCTTCCCCCTCTTGAGGGGTATGGCTCGACTTGTAGGCCTTCATGTACTGCCTAAGTGAGGCAGCACTCAGTCCGGACGCCTTGGCTACAGCCTCAACGCCTCCCTCAGTGTTTGAGCAGAGCTCAATCAATTTGCGCCTTCGGCGCTCCGCGTTCGTCTCCACGGAGACATTCTCTAGCGGTTTGCTACTCACTTCGGGGTTTCCCTGATCCGTCCGGACGTAGCAAGTTGCTTGTGAAAGTCGCAGCAAGTTGCTACGATAGGGCGTATGAACAAGGCCATCACGCCCGAAGCCCGACGCCGCCTCGCGGCCGCGCATGGCATCAACGAGAAGTACCTGTACCAGTGCCTGACAGGGCGCCGGGACATGAACCCCGCACAGGCCCGGAAGCTTGAACGAGATTCCAAGGGCGAGCTTCGCCGCTGGGCGCTCTGCCAGGGGACCTGGTTCCATATCTGGCCCGAGTTGATCGGGGAGCAGGGCGCACCAGACGTGCCGATCGCCATGCCGAGGCTCGAAGCCAAGGCCGCTGCGTAAGCCATCGCCCTGGTATTGCGCATGCATCAGATGTTCTCCTTCGGTGCCGTTCCAGGCAACGGACACCCCGCGCACTCGCGCAGGGTAAGTGATCCCTCGCTGCGTGGGATGAATGTCCTGGGTCGCTTCCTTGATGTGCCTGGCCGCGAAGCCGCTGCTGTGGGTGCCTCCGTGGCATCCGGCCGAGGGGTTCGGGCACATCAAAGAGGCGAGGTCGCTCGTCGTTTCCATGCCCTCAGTTTTCGCCCTGGCCAACGGGGTACGCAACGGGGTATCCGATTTCATTTACCTATGGAGGCACCCATAGAACAGCTTGAATTCCCGCTGCTGGCGCGCATCGATGCCCCCAGCGTGGCACCTACCTACTACGTCAACCGCTGCAAGTCGTTCCGCGAGGCCGTCCGCATGTGCTGGGCGCTGCGTCGGGTGCATAAGATGACGCTGCGCCAGCTCTGCGCCGAAGCGGGGCTGCGGCCGCAGCTTGTGAGCGACTACCTGCATGCGGATGACGCGCCGCAGCGCCGCAATCTGCCAGCCGAACTTATCTCTGCGTTCGAAGGCGTCGTCGGCAACACGCTCATCTCTCAGTGGGTGGCATCGCGCTCGAGACTGACGGTGCTCGAGGAGATTCAGGCGGGGAGGGCGGCCGCATGACCATCCGAGCAATCGAGACAGCCTACAAAGGCTATCGCTTCCGAAGCCGCCTGGAAGCTCGCTGGGCGGTGTTCTTCGACGCGCTTGGCATTGAATGGCAGTACGAGCCGGAAGGATTCGAGTTGGAGGCAGGGAGATACCTACCCGACTTCTTGATCCGGTGCGACATCAACGGCGTCTCTTGCCTCAACTTCGTAGAGATCAAGGGCGCCCCGCCGACAGAACTTGATCTGATACTGGCCGACCAACTTGCCAAGGCTCTTGACTGCTGCGTGCAGTTGTTTCAAGGCGACCCGCGCGACGCGGTAGCACGGCGCTTCTTCCCTCAGATCGCGCCAGCCTGCGCGGAGTCTTGCTCCATAAATCTGCTTGGGTTCTTCGCTTGGGCTTGGACAGGCTTTGATCGCGAGCCCTCGAGCGCTGAGATCGCGCGAGCAGCAGATGCTGCGCGTTCTGCTCGCTTCGAGCATGGTGAAACCGGAGCCCTCGCGCGGTGATGCCAAGCCCCGAATCAACGACAGCGCTGGTATCCAACAGCGCCTTTCTTCGGGAGCTCGCCGGCGGTGCTCCGAACGGCTCGAGCCTTTGGGTGACGAGCTTCACGGGATCGCCCGACCTGACCGACAGCAAGAACTGGTTCGGCAAGCCCTACAACGCCGCCACGATGACGGCCCAGGTCGACGGCTGGGGCGATCAGAACGCCTACTTCAGCGTCGCGGCGCTGCATCCGACGGCTGACGGCGAGGTGCGCCGGCGCAAGGCCAACTTCGCTCGCCTCTTGGCGCTCGTCGTCGACGACGTGCAGATGGAGGACGTGCAGGGGCAGGTCTCCTACGTCCTCGCCACGAGCCCCGGCAAGTTCCAGGTCGGGGTCTTCATCGACCGGAGCGACGCCGATGCGGCAAATGCAGGCCTTGTCGATCGCCTGGTGACGTCAATGGTCGAGCGCGGGATGCTGCGCGCCGACATGAGCGGCAACAACGCGGTGCGCTACGTGCGGCTGCCGGTGGGCCAGAACCAGAAGCCGCGAGAGAGCGGCGTCTGGCAGCACCGCATGCTGCGTTGGACCCCGACAGCGCGGCTTTCCTTGGCCGATGCGGCGGCAGCCTTCGGCATCGATTTGGACCAGCTGCGCGCCGAATCAACCGCCGCCGCTCCAGGTGCCTCGGCCTCGATCGGAATGCAGGACGAGCGGCTGCGCGTTCTCACCGCCAATGTGATCCGCGGCGAGAACCTACACGACAGCATCAACCAGATCGCGGCCAGCCTGGTCAGCGTCGGCACGCCGGGCGGCGCAGTCGTCAACACACTGCGTGGTCTCATGGATGCCAGCCTGGCGCCGAAGGACGAGCGTTGGCTGGCACGGTATCAGGACATCGCGCGCGCGGTCACCACGGCTCAGGAGAAGTACGGTCGGCCCATCATCGAGATCGACCTGAGCCCCATTGGGGGCGGCTCCGGCGTGCAGCTGCTGAACCTGCGTGAGCTCGATGCCGCATCTAGAGCCGTGCGCTGGTGCGTCAAGCACGTCCTTCCCGGCGACAGCATTGGGCTGATGTTCGGCGCGCCCGGCACGTTCAAGTCGTTCGTTGCGCTCGACATGGCCCTGCACATCGCGCACGGCCTGAAGTGGCTGGGCAAGAAGACGACCAAGGGGCCTGTGATCTACATCGCGGCCGAAGGCGGCACGGGCCTGATGCGACGGATCCATGCTTGGCACAAGGCACGCAAGCTCGAGTGGGCTGAGATCGATTTCTACGTCATCCCTTCGGCCGTGATGCTCAGCTCGCGCTGCGCCGAGGTGGTCGAAGCAGCCAAGGCGCTCGGTGTCGAGCCCGTGCTGGTCATCGTCGACACGAAGTCACAGACAGACGAAGGCGAAGAGAACAGCGCCAACGACACAGCAGCCTATTTCAGGGGCCTGGGAAGCTCATTCCGTGCACTGTGGGGCTGTGCGGTCCTGGTGATCCATCACAGCGGCCTGAACGCCACCGAGCGGCCGCGCGGCTCCAGCGCGATCGTCGGCAACATCGACTTCATGTTCGGGGTCTTCCGCGACGAGAAGGAGATGCTCGCCACCGTCGCGAACTTGCGCCAGAAGGAAGGCGAGCTGTTCGACGACCAGACTTTCGCGCTGTCGGTCGAATCCCTTGGGCACGACGAAGACGGCGATCCGATCACGTCGCTCGTGGCCAGCCACATCAACAACGCCGAAGCGCTGCTCGAGGCCGTGCAGCGCGAAAGCCGTGCCGGCCGGGGCGGCAACAACCAGCTGTTCCTCTCCCTGGCCGTCAACGGCATCGAGGAGAAAAAGCTGCGCACCTTGTTCATGGACGAGCTCGGATCAAAGGATCCGGAAGCCAAGCGAAAGGCGTACTACCGGGCTCGCGAATGGGCCATTCGATCCGGGTTCCTGGAGATCGCTCAAGGTGTCGTGATCGTCTTGCAGCCTGTGGATAACTAGCCAAATCGAGGGGTTCAATGGCAAATCTGAATGTCCCAAAAACAGTCGAATTGTCCCAAGAAATGTCCCAAAACACGGGACATTGGGTTGGGACATCCTCGCGCGCGCACGCCGCCTACGGCGGACGGGACATTCTGTCCCATGTCCCACGGGACACGGGACATGTCCCATCCGCCGAGAGGCTGCGCGGGACCGTCACTTCGATTGTCCCGCCTGTGGATAACTCGCAGATGCGCTTCCGCTGCAGCGCCTGTTTCAGGCTGACCGAGCAGACCGGCAGCGGTGTTCGATTCCTCTTCGGCGTTCGCACCAAGGTGTGTGGTCGATGCAAGAGACCGCTCCACGCGCGCGCGTTTTGCTCGCCGGAGGCTTGAGCCATGACCCGCCAATGCCCCCCCATGCGACGGCCTGTGCTCGCAAGGGCGCGGTCCCAACCGACTGCAGTGCCCCTACCGGCCTCAATTCCTGAGCGCCCCTCGTTCGGCCAAGGAGCGCCGCTCCGACGCCTTCTGGATCGGCCTGCTCGCGCTCCTGCCGCTGGCGATGCTGGGCGGGTTGTGGCTGCTTGCCAGCTGGGTGCTGGGATGAGCGCGAAGATCGTTCCGTTCCCGGCGGAGCCGAAGCCGAAAACCGCCACTCCAGAGGCTCGCCTGCTGGACACGTTCCTGGCTGACCCGTTCATGGCCGCCTTTGTCGTGCCGGCGCTCGTGGGGATCATGCAGTCGGAGCATGCCGCAGGGATCTTCCGGTCGCCTGAGGAGGTTCTGCGCGATGTAGTGCGGGGAGGGGCGCGATGATCCTAGCAATCGACCCCGGCACGAAGGAATCAGGCTGGGTACTGCTGGCAGACGGCAAGGTGCTCGACTCCGGCGTGCACGACAACCACGACGTGCTGCGCTGGGTGCAAGCCGGCCAGGGCGCCGATCTCCTCGCGATCGAGATGATCGCCAGCATGGGCATGTCGGTCGGCCAAACGACGTTCGAGACTGTGCGCTGGATTGGCCGGTTCCAGCAGGCTTGGCGCGATCCTGAGGCGGTCCGGCTGATCTACCGGCACCAGGTCAAGCAGCACCTGTGCGGTACGCAGCGTGCGCAGGACACGAACATTCGGCAGGCGCTGCTCGATCTGATCGGGCCGCAGGGCGTGAAGAAGGCGCCAGGACCGACCTACGGCGTGAAGTCGCACGCGTGGTCGGCGCTGGGCGTGGCGGTTACGGCGGGGGCTGCATGATGATGCTGACCGAAACAGACCAGATCCTCGACGATCTTCTTTCCCGCTGGCATTGGTGGGCCAGTCAGCGGAAGCTTTCGCATCGCAGCCCATATTCCATGGGATTCGAAAGCTATCGCTCGAGCCGGCAATACGACTGGGACAGCGGGGTGGCGGATAGCGACTTGGATGACCGCCGAAGCGCACAGGTCGACTTCGAGGTTCAGCAGATGATCGAGCCGTACCGATCGGCGATCTACGCGAATGCCCGGAATCTATGCACTGGCCGCGAGGTTTGGACAAGCGGACGGCTTCCGGCGGATCGGTCGCAGCGGGAACTGATAGTCAGCTTGGCCAGGACGAAATTAACGGATCGGCTTATTGACGCGGGAGTTATTTGATGCTGAAATTCATTCCCGTTGGGGCAAGTGCGCCCTAAAAATCCGAGGCCCGCTTCCAAAAGGTTGCGGGCTTTGTCGTTCTTGGGAGCAATCGGCCAACCCTCACAGGGGAAACTGACATGGCCTCGACAAAATCTGAAGTAGACGGAAAGAGACGAAAAACCGGCGGCCGGCAGAAGGGCACGCCAAACAAAGCCACGGGCGAACTGAAGGCGATGATCCTCCAGGCCTTGGACGGCGTTGGCGGGATCGACTACCTGCAGGCGCGCGCCAATGATCCGAAGACGGCCGCGGCTTTCATGTCCTTGGTTGGCAAGGTGCTCCCGATGCAGGTAACCGGGGCCAGCGGCGGCCCGCTGCAGCACGCTGTAGAGATCACGATCGTTGACCCTCGCAACACTGCGGGTTGAGGTTCCCCGCAAGCTCAAGCCACTGCTCTATCCGGCTCGCTACAAGGGCGCCTATGGTGGTCGCGGTGGCGCAAAGAGTCACTTCTTCGCTGAACAGCTGATTCTGAGGTGCCTAACCAGGCGCACCAGAGCAGTTTGCATCCGTGAGGTGCAAAACTCGATTCGAGACTCGGTTCGCCAGCTGCTCATCGACAAGCTCGCAAAGCTCGGCGTAGAGAGTGAGTTTGAGGTGGTTGAGCACGAGATCCGCGCTCCGCATGGTGGCCTGATCATCTTTCGCGGGATGCAGAGCTACAACGCAGCGAACATCAAGTCGCTCGAGGCCTATGACATCGCGTGGGTGGAAGAGGCCCAGACGCTGAGCCAGCATTCGCTGGATCTGTTGCGGCCGACGCTGCGGGCCGAAGGCTCCGAGCTCTGGTTCAGCTGGAACCCGCGGTACAAGACCGATCCGGTTGATGCGTTCTTCCGGAAGAGTCCGCCCCCTGGAGCGGTATCGGTCCGGGTGAACTGGGAAGACAATCCTTGGTTCCCCGAGGTGCTCCGCACTGAGATGGAGCACGACTACCAGTCGGACCCGGATAAGGCCGAGCACATCTGGGGCGGCGACTACGGGGCTGGTCAGGGCGCCATCCTCGCCAAGTGGGTCAACCAAGCCGAGCGGCAAGGTCGGATTCATGACAGCGTGAAGTGGGACCCTGACGGAGCCGCGGTCGAAGTTTCGAGTGACCTTGGATTCCGCGACACGGCCAGCTGGTGGTACTGGCAGCGATGCCTTGGCGGCTATCGGTTGCTTGGCTATGACGGCGAATCTGGCCTGGACGCAGACGATTGGATCCCGCGGATTCAGGACAGGCTGGCGAAGCTCGGCGTGACCCGCCTTGGAAAGATCTGGCTCCCGCACGACGCGCGGGCCAAGACATTCCAGAGCAAGCATTCAAGCGTCGAGAAGTTCATTGCTGGCTTCGGTGCCGATCGGGTCGGGATCGTCCCGCAGAGCAAGAAGTTGGACCAGATCAGTGCGGCTCGCGAGGTGATCCAGCGGTGCGAGTTCCACAAAACGCTGTGCGAGGAAGGCCTCGATGGCTTGGGCGCATGGGAATACGAGTGGAACGAGGAACTGAGCGTGTTCTCGCGCGAGCCACTGCACAACTGGGCATCACACCCGTCCGACGCGTTTGCCTACGGCTGTCAAATCATGGAAGACATGCTCCCAGGTGACACGCCGGAGGCGCCTCGGTTCCCAGTTGCCGGCACCCAAACCGGCTTTCAAATCGCTCCACTCGAGGAGCTTTGGAAGTCGGCCCCACGACAGACAGGACGAATCTGATATGGCTGATGCGATCTTCGATCAGGGCGAGCTCGGCATGGCCGCTCAGGCGCTCATGCGGCGCAAGCAGCAGCTGGCCGCTCAGGAGGCTGCGGCTACAGGCGGTGCGCCGGCCCAAGTGGCCAATGTTCCCCTGCAGGGCGCGATGCCTCAATCCCAATTCAGCGGCTATCAGGCCAATCGCCAGATGACGCCGCAACAACTCATGCAGCTCGCAACGCTGCTCGCCCGGAGAAATCAGCCGTGAGTGCGAACAACTTGCCCGTTGCTGGGTACAAGCTGGTCAGCGGAGTCGGCGGCAACGTCAGTCCGCGGCCTGCCAGCTTGCTCGGCATCTTCGTGTCTGCCGCTTCCGCCACGCCGACGATCACGGTGTACGACGATGCCGCCGCTGGCACGACGACCAAGATCGTCGACACGTTCACGCCGGCGCCGGCGACTTGGTATCAGCTGCCGTTCGGCGCTTCGGCCGGGATCAATGTTGTGCTCGGCGGTACGGTCTCTGCCACTGTCGCGTTCTCGTGAGTTACGAAACCGTGTTCTCTGGCAGAACCCGCATCACAGAGACGGGTTGCCATGAGTGGACCGGGGTCAAGGTGGGCAAAGGCTATGGCCAGATGTCATACGAGGGCAAAAAACGCAGGGCGCATCGACTAGCGTTTGAATTGGCATTTGGAAGCCCGCTGAGCATGCATGTCCTGCACAAGTGCGACAACCCGGCGTGCGTGAGACCAGATCACTTGTTCCTGGGGACGAACGCACAAAACGTGGCCGACAAGATGGCCAAAGGCCGTCATCGCGCTGCCAAAGGGGAAAAACAGGGGCATGCAAAACTGACGGATGAGCAGGCGCGGTTGATTCTCCTGGATACGCGCATGCAAAAGGATATAGCCATTGACTACGGCGTGTCCCGCGGCACTATATGCATGCTCAAGAAGCGGGCGACATGGCGGCATCTATGAGCGGCTACGAGTACTACTCTAATCATATTGCCGCCTATGAACGCGAATTCCGCCGCTGGGAGGGCAGGGTCGAGAAGATCATCAAGCGCTACCGGGACGAAGGTCGCCGGAGCACGGACGGCGCGAAGTTCAACGTGCTGTGGAGCAACGTCCAGACGCTGAAAGCGGCGACCTATTCGCGCCTGCCGATGCCGGACGTTTCACGCAGGTTCAAGGACAACGATCCTGTTGGCCGTGTGGCTGCGCTGATCCTGGAGCGGGCACTCGAGTTCGACGTCAAACACTTCCGTGACTACGGCGCCACGATGGGGCAGTGCGTCTATGACCGCTTTCTCGGTGGCCGTGGGACCGCCTGGGTTCGGTATGAGCCGGTCTTCGAGGCAGCTGAGGCCGAAGTTACGGAGGACATCGAGACTGAGACACCGATTGCCGAGCAGCTGAGCGATGAACACTGTCCGACCGACTACGTGCACTGGCGCGACTTCGGCCACGCGGTTGCTCGCACCTGGGAGGAATGCCCGATCGTTTGGCGCAAGGTCTACATGACCGAGCAGGCGGTCAAAAAGCGCTTCCCGGATGAAAAGATCCCGGCAGACACGCTGCCGGACGAGAAGGGATCGCTCAAGCAGCTGGCCGATACGGATGCAGTTGGCAAGCGGGCGCTGATCTACGAGCTTTGGGACAAAGAGACGGGGAAGGCCATCTGGCTCTCCAAGAGCCTCGGGAAGATCGTCGATGAACGGGATGATCCGCTCGGTCTCGAAGAGTTCTTCCCGTGCCCGCCGCCGATCTACTCGACTCTGAATACGGACACGCTGGTCCCGGTGCCTGACTTCACGGTCTACCAGGATCAGGCCAACGAACTGGACATCCTGAGCGACCGGATCGACGGGCTTGTGAAGGCGTTGCAGCTGAAGGGCGGCTATGACGGCTCAATCCCTGAGCTCGCACGTCTGTTCACCGAAGGCGAAAACGGCACGCTGATCCCGGTCAAGAACTGGCAGAACTTCTCCGAGAAACAAGGATTGAAGGGCGCCATCAGCTTGGTCGACCTTCAGCCGATTGCGATGGCGCTGCGAGAGGCCTATCTGGCGTTCTCCCAGGTCAAGAGCCAGATCTACGAACTGACGGGAATCTCTGACATCCTGCGTGGCGAGACGTCACCCAGCGAGACGGCGACGGCCCAGCAGATCAAGAACAGCTACGCCTCTCTACGGCTGAAGGTCTATCAGGACGAGGTAGAGAAGTTCGCAACGCGCCTGCTTCAACTGAAGGCGCAGATCATCTGCAACAAGTTCAGCCCGGAGACCATCGCAAAGCTGGCCAGCGTCGACCAGTTCAGCGACGCGGACAAGCAATTGGTCGGCCCCGCGATGCAGATGCTCAAAAGCGGCGTTCTGCGCTCTTTCCGCATCGAAGTGGCGACAGATTCGATGGTCTACCAGGACGAGCAGCAGGAGAAGCAGGACCGGATGGAGTTCCTGAACGCCACCGGCAACATGCTCAAGCTCGTGATGGAGGCGGGGCAGATGAGCCCGGTGATGGTTCCCCTCGGGATCGAGTTGCTGAAGTTCGGCGTGACCGGCTTCCGCGTCGGCAAGAACCTGGAGGGGACGATCGACCAGGCGATCGAGCAGCTGAAGGCAGTTGCGCAGCAGCAGATGCAGCAGCCGCCGAAGCCCGACCCGAAGATGGCCCAGGTCCAAGCCAATGCGCAGCAGGCTCAGGCGGCGATGCAGGCCGACATGCAGGGTAAGCAGTTGGCCGAGCAAGCCGAGACCGGCCGCGAGCAGATGCGACTGGCCGCTGACCAGCAGGAAGCCGAGCGCCAGCGCCAGCACGAGGCGCAGATGACCATCCTGAATGCCAAGCTGCAAGAGCGGGATTGGCAGTACCAGCAGCAGATGCAGGCTCAGAACAACCAGCATGCGGCCGCGCTGGCTCAAGTCCAAGGAATGCTGCAACAGGTTCTTCAGCGTATGAAGGGTGACACGGCTGTGGAAGTGGCCGAGATCAATGCCGGCGCCACGTTGGATGCAGCGCAGGTCTCGGCGGCAAGGAGCGCAGATGCGTAAGCGGTGGATCTATGTCAACGGCCAGGCGATTCCGGCCGAGGAATACGAAGTCCAGCCCCAAACGGCTGGGTTTTTCGTTATGGACGATCTGAAGCCGTACAAGTCGATGATCACGGGCGAGATGATCGAAGGGCGCGCTGCCCATCGCGCTCACCTGAAGCAGCACAACAAGGTTGAAGTAGGCGACGCCTTCGACAAGGCGACTCCGAGGCCCTACACCGCACCTGCGGGGCTGAAGGAAACCATTGCACGGCAGGTGTACGAGAAACTGAGGTATTGAGATGCCGCTCCAAAGCAACTTGATGGGCGCTGGATGCCCGGCCCTGCAAGCGCAGGCGTCGGTGGGCATCCTGAACAACAACTCCAACGCGTTGACGGCGACAGGTTCGACGCAGGGTACTGCGTTGGCGCTGCCCAGTGACTTCAACATCTTCACGACCGTCGCGGCGTCGACCGGGACGATCCTGCCGGCCTCGGGCCCGCAGTGCAATCCGGGTGACACGTACATCGTGGTGAACCATGGCGCCAATGCGCTGTCGGTCTATCCCCCGACTGGCGGCAAGATCGCCAACGGATCGGCGAATGCGGCCATCTCTGTCGCTGCAACCAAGACCGCGACCTTCCTTTCGCTCGGCTCTGGCAACTTCGCTGCCTCGGTGTCGGCATAACGGCTGTCTCCTCCTGAGCGGTTGCCGCTCATTCACGGGCCCCTTCGGGGGCCCTTTCTTTTTCTGAGGTTCAAATCGGATGACAACTCTCCGAGATGCACTCGCGTCCGCGATCGACAAGGCTGAAGATGGAACGCTTCAAGCGCCGGCTGAAACAGCTATCGAGAGCGACGACCAATCTGGCTCGGTCGCACCGGAAAAGAGCGAAGAAGCTCAAAGCTTTCGAGCTCGCGACGAACAGGGCCGCTTCGCCGCAAAGACTGAGCAAGCCGAGGTAACCCAGCGCAAACCGCCGTCGTCCTGGAAAAAGGACTACTGGGGCCACTGGGACAAGCTGGGGACCGATCCCGAGCTGAAGACGCTGCAGGACTACATCGAGCAGCGCGAGGGCGAGTTCGCCAAGGGCGTCTCGACATACAAGACACAGTGGGAGCAAGCCCAGCCGCTGGTGAAGGCGCTCGAGCCGTTCATGGCGGATCTGCAGCGCTCGGGGATTCCGCCGGATCGCTGGATCCAGAACCTGGGCGCCGCGCATCACGCGCTGTCGGTCGGGACGCCCGAGCAGCGCGCGCAGATGTTCGTGAAGCTGGCCAGCGACTACGGAGTGAATCTCCAAGGCCTGACTGGCAGCAACCAGAACCCGCAGATTGGTTACTTGGCACAAGCCTTGAACCAACTGCAGAACCAGTTCCAGCACTACCGCGGTCAGGCAGAGCAGCAAGAGACCGCGCGCATGCAATCGATGATCGATGAGTTCGCGGCGACCGCGCCGCACTTCGAGGCCCTGAAGCCAACGATGAGCGAACTACTCCGCTCGGGCATGGCGACGGACCTCAAAACCGCCTACGACAAGGCGATCCGACTGAATGATGAGGTGTGGCAGCAGCACCAGGCCGAACAGGCCAAGGCTGCCGAGGCCTCGCGTCAGGCCGAAATCGCCAAGAAGAAGGCGGCGGCTGTTTCACCAAGGTCTACGAGCCCCACAGGTTCTATGGCTGCTGGCAACGCCAAAAAGGGCCTGCGTGAGCAACTCTCGGAAGCATACGAGTCGGTTGCTGGCGGGCGTTTTTAGTCCCTGACTGGAGAAAGCTATGGCATTTGCCAACAGTGCAGTCACCGACATCGTGGCCACCACCATCCAAAGCCGCAGCGGTGAACTTGCAGACAACGTTCTCAACAATGACCCGCTTCTGTTCAAGCTGAAGAACCGCGGGAATGTTCGTCCGTTTAGCGGCGGCAATGTGATCTTGGAAGAGATCATGTACACCGACTCGACGACGACCAACGTCAACTCGTACAGCGGCTATGAGACGCTGAACATCTCGCCGAACAGCCCCATCAGCGCGGCACAGTTCGCGATCGCCCAGTACGCCGGCGCGGTTACGATCAGCGGCCTTGAGATGCTGCAGAACAGCGGTAAGGAAGCCATCATCGACCTGCTGGAAGGTCGCGTGATGGTGGCCGAGAAGCAGCTGCAGAACCGCATCAACCTGGACCTGTACGGTGACGGCACTGGCAACAGCGGCAAGAACCTGACGGGCCTGGCGGCGGCGGTTCCCGACACGCCGACGAACGTGTATGGCGGCATTGACCGCAATACGACCATCGGCGCGTTCTGGAAGTCGTCGAAGTTCTCTGGCGTCACGGACGGCGGCGCTGCGGTCTCCGCGGCGAACATCCAGCAGTACATGACGCAGCTCGCGATCAAGCTCGTTCGCAACAGCGACCGGGCGGACCTGATCGTCGCGGACAACAACTACTACGCGCTGTACGTCAACAGCCTGCAGGCCATCCAGAAGGTGACGGACACCGAGATGGCTGGCGCTGGCTTCGCCAACCTGATGTTCTATGGCGGCGGTGCGGCTGCGACCGTGGTGCTCGGCGGTGGTATCGGCGCGCAAGCGACCGCAAACCATATGTTCTTCCTGAACACCGACTACATCAGCTTCCGCCCGCACAAGGACCGCAACTTCGTGCCGATCGGCGGCGAGCGCCAGGCGGTCAACCAGGACGCGGTGGTCAAGCTCATCGGCTGGGCCGGGAACCTGACTTGCCGTGGCGGCCAGTTCCACGGCGTGCTCATCGCCTAAGGAGAAACCAACATGGCATACACCGTCACTCCTCTGATCGGCATCGATCTGGCCAATACGACCTTGGCCACCGACATCAGCGCCGGCAACAAGCCGATTCCGGGCCTTCTCGGCACGGAAGTATTTGGCTCGGACGGCAAGCTCTACGTCCTGGCCAAGGCGAATGGCTCGATCTCGGCATCCACTGCCGTTTGCACGGTCAACGCCTCG